GGCAAACACCGAGGAATCGGTCATGAGTGCCGTCAACTTTAAGGCAGCGGTCCATTCAAGCATCGCACGTTCGATGAAGGGGAACTTTGCGGCATGAAAGGCAACGCGTGGGAAATGGTCAATGGTGACTGCGTCGAAGAAGTTTCGAAACTTCCAGACGAGTCGGTCGGATATTCAATCTTTAGTCCTCCGTTCGCTTCGCTCTATGTTTACTCAAACGATCCTCGCGACATGGGCAACGTGCGAGATGATAACGAGTTCTTTGACCATCTATCGTTCTTGACTCCTGAGCTGTACCGGGTCATGAAGCCAGGGCGCAACCTTAGTTTTCACTGCATGAACTTGCCTTTATCAAAAGAGCGGGACGGCGTTATTGGAATCAAGGACTTTCGCGGAATGCTTATTAAGGCGTTTGAAAAGGCAGGGTTTGTCCTTCATTCAGAAGTGGTCATTTGGAAAGACCCGGTAACTGCGATGCAACGCACAAAGGCTATTGGGCTTCTTTACAAGCAACTCAAAAAGGACTCTTGTATCAGTCGCCAAGGCATCGCGGACTACCTAATAACAATGCGAAAGCCTGGGATCAACCCAGAGCCATGCGCGAAAGACGCATCGAAGTTTACTGTTGACGCTTGGCAACGATACGCGAGCCCTGTATGGATGGACATTAACCCATCCGACACTCTTCAAAAGGAATCAGCCAGAGAAGATGAAGACGAACGTCATATCTGTCCGCTTCAGCTAGAAGTCATTCGCCGTGGTCTTTTGCTATGGTCTAACCCCGGTGATTTGGTGTTAAGCCCGTTTGCGGGGATCGGATCTGAAGGCGTTGTCTCGGTCGGTATGAATCGGAAGTTTATCGGTATCGAACTGAAGAAGTCTTACTTCCAGCAGGCTTGTCGAAATCTTCAAAACTGTGAGGCTCAAGATTCGTTGTTTTCAGAAGTACCATGAGCACTCCCGACCTGTTCGATCAAAAGGTGAAACATTTGCACTTCGACGCGCCAAAAGATTGCGTATTGGTTCGGCCTGAACATGCCGTTTATTTCGTCTGGTGCACAGGTGCAAGGATTGCAAGTTTTCCAACGCTTCAAGGCGCACTCAAATTTGCAGGCGCGTTGCGGTTTAGGCTCAATCAAGATTTACTGATTTACAACGCACTTGGAACCATCGACAGGGTGATTGAAAAGGAGATGGCAAGCTAATGGACACACGCACGACAATCCTCAAGATTTTGAGGGGCGAAATACCAGACGGAAAGATTGAAAAGTTTGGCCCGTTCTGGAAAGTCTTTGACGGTGATTGGATACAGACCAAGAAGGTCGACGAGATGCTAAAGGACGGCACATTAGAAATGGTGAAAGGTGAACTGAGGGAGCGCAAGCGATGAGTGAGACATATCAAAGGATTGATGAGAAAAAGCGAATGCAGATAATAAACAGTGCGGTCATGAATATGTTCAGACTGCGGTCAGATTTGTTCGCATTGGGAATGATGGATCAAAGAGAATCGCTCGAACCTTTGCATCTTGAGTTGCGCGACATGTTTATCAATAAAGGGAATGAGAATGGCTAAAAGGGGAACACTGGAACACCCGAAAACAAAAAGGCTTGCGAGGATTCTCAGTTTGCCAAGTTGGGCCGCTCTTGGGCTGCTTGAATCGTTTTGGCACTGGGTAGGTCGCTATTGTCCAACCGGCGAATTGACTGACGAAGATTTGCTCGATTGCCAGGACACTGTTCGTTTTGACGGATCACTCAAAGACGTTTTAATCCAATCCGGATGGCTAGACCTCATCGACGACTCGACATGCTACGTCCACGACTGGCACGACCATGCCGACGATACGGTCAAAAAGACCCTTCAGAAGCGAAAGGAACAGTTCGCGAACGGGGCTAATGTACGTAACCAGAACGATTCGCGACCTATTCGCGATTCATTCGCGAACGATTCGCGACATGCCGTAGCCATGAGCCATGAGCCAGAGCCTAAGCCGCAGCCAAACGCGCAAGGGGTCGCAGTCCAGGTCTGGAACGAATTCGCCAAAACCCCGGCATTCGCCAACGGCCTGACCGTCGCGCAAGTCGAAGGGCTTGAAAAAGTTTGCGCTGAGTTCAACCACATCGGCGATGACAAGTTGATTTCGGCGGCGGCGGCGTGTTCGGAATGGTATCGGACGAAGCCAAAATGGGGAGGCAAAGACACGGTTCACAGCGAATCGGCACCGACCAAGTTTCGGGACTGGCTCAAGCGAGAATCGGGCAAGGTCAAACCTGACACATCTCCGGCTCGCAAACGACCTCCAAGGATCGACGTGGCATCGTGAAGGACGACCTTTTCAACGTCGAGGTCGAAATGGCTGCACTGGGTTCGATGATGCTCCAACTCAGCGTCAGAGACTCTCGGAAGATGATCGAATATTTGGAACCGAGGGATTTTTACATTCCAAGCCATCGGAGGATTTACGAATGCTTCGACGACCTGACGAAAAAGGGAATCCCGCTGGACATCATCACGATTTCGTCATGGTTCGACAAGCCGGACAAAAACGGGAAGATCCAAGAGACCATCGAACAGGTCGGCGGATTGCTCTACATCCACGAGATTTATCACTCTTGCCCTGACTCAAGCAACGGCGAGTATTACGCTGAAAACGTGAAGCGGCTCGCGTTTCTTCGCAGGCTTCGCGAAGCGGCTCAAAAGGTCGCTACCGAAGTGGTCGTGAGTGGTCAAGAACCAGCCGATATGCACGCTTCAGCGCTTGAGTTGTTCACTGCTTGCAAGCCGTCTGGTTCCGACATGATCGACCTTGCAAACCTCAAGGAGTTCGGTAACCCCGAAGGCATCGAGACTCACTTGCCGAGCCTGAACAACATCACCGGATGCGGCGGAATTCCCCGAGGCCAAATGACGATCTTTGCGGCCCGAAAGAAGGTCGGCAAGTCGTCCAACATGATCGCGCTGGCTTGTCACGCTTGCAAGAACGACCTTCGGGTCGGTTATTACACTTTGGCCGATCTTGACGCAAGAGGCATCAAAAAGCGAATGGTGCAACAGGAAACGAGTTGGGGAGTCCGACCGTATTCGCTTGAGCAATCGACCGACTATGACAACAAAATCGGGGAGATCGAAATGGTTTGGAACTTCAATTGTCGCGACGTTCCGAACGGACTTTCTCGCATTGTCGAAACCTTGTGCGTGACCATTGACCAAGACAACGCCCGGTACAAGTTCGACCTTGTTTGCATCGACTACGCGCAAAAACTCAGGTCGTCAACGGAACGTGACAGAGTTCGCGCTCTCGAAAAGGCATCGGGGGATTTGTCAGACCTTGCTGCATCGTGCGGGTTTGCTCTTTGCGTAGGTTCGCAGCTCAATGCGGACGGCCAGACAAGGTACTCGCAAGAGTTCGAGGACGATGCTGGTTTGGTTGTTCAGTTCTCAAGACCTGAGCCAGACCAAGAGCTAGTTGAAGTGGACGTACCTTACAACCGTTTTGGCCCTGAAGGATCGTTCAACGCACGTTGGGACAAGTACCGGATCATGGTGACGGAATGACGCAAACACTGACGCAAATTGACGCAAGGGCTGTTGGGGAAGGTTGGGGGTTATGAACGGCTGCCGTGGGATTCTGTTCGGCGGTCTGATCGCTCTAGCGTTTTGGGCGGTCGTAGTTTGGATGTTGGTGAAAGGATGGCGCTGAGGATGGAGCAAATCGAAAGGGAATTCGTGATTGATTTTGATGCGCATGTCCATTGCTGGAACGATGCGATGATTCGGCGTTGGGAATACGGCCTTGCGAAGATTCGGCAAAAGTGCAACACCGACCTTGACGTTTGGGCAGCCGTCGAAGTGGTCTGGGCCAACGCTGACCCGCTCAAACTTCCTACCCGCGATGATGCGCTTGGTATTGGCGAAGGCGACACTGAAATCCTGGAATACGTGGTGATGCAGATCAACATGCTTCGGGCACTTGGCACCAAACGGATCAAGAAGACCCGCGACACTGATTGGGATTCAAAGATGCGCTCGGCTATTGTTGACACGCTTTTGAAGGCTCTCAGCAAGCAATACGACTTTCACGGCTCCAACGTCGTGAGGCAAAAGTCAGGCTTGCGTGATTTACTTGGCAAGGACGGATTTGATCCTGTCTATGAGACTTGGCAAGAAGTCCAAGCAGCCATTGACAATTCGTTCATTGCTGATCTCGAGCGTTCCGTTCTTGTGATGCGTCCACGCAAAGGCAAATGGGCTGGAATGGGCTCAGACCGCAAGAAGTGGCAGAAATATCAACAGGAGGCGCGGCACCTTCGCAACGTCAATAGGTTCCTTGACGATTGGAGTTTGAACCTAGCTGGACAAAAGCCCCAGAAAATATAGCGCGGTTCATTTGAACCTACGTCTCTGGCGATTTTGAAAATTTGATGCTGATTTGTGGCCCAGTTGATGTATTATTACCTGAGCACTGCGTGTGACTGAAAGTCCGCAGTGTTTTTTCGTGCCTCCCCTTTCCCACGCGAAGCACCCTTAGGGCCGCAGCTACCCGGCCCGCCCCTTTCACGATTTGGGCGCACCACTCCCGGCACTCTCGCAAACCCTCATGGAGCCCCGTCCTTGGCTGATAGCCAACAGGAACCACGCGGTCCATTGTCCTTGAGAGCCCAAAGGGAAACGCGCCCGAAGTAGTCCGGCTACTGGGCTTAAAGTAGCAAAGAGATCATCATGGAACCAAAAGCCAATCTCACAACATCACAAATCGTCACTGAAATCGAATACGCGCTCAACCGTGTGTCAAGCCAGGTTTGTAGGCTTGCTGACGGCATACATGGCGGATTCCCGTCAGATGCCACACCTCCGCAACCGACCCCGCAAGGGCTAAACCAAAGGCTTGTTTGCATCCTTGGCAATTTGAACGCGCTGGAGCACTGCGCGGACGTTCTTGCCGCAAACTTTTTTGAGCCTGGCGACCAACAAGTCAAAGGCTACTAACGTAGTCCGGTCAAAGAACCGGAGTTCTCCAGTCCGACCGAAGATAGACAAGTGCCTACCCCGTCGTTCGCGAAAGGCGGCGGGGAGCTTTTTACGACCATGACAAGCCCAGTCCGATACCTGACCGATGCCCAGTATTCGGCACTCCCAAACGATCAACGATGGCTCCACGTCATGCGTTCATTGGTCGGCACTCACGAGGATTGGGGGTCAAACCGAAGCGCAAGGATTGATGAGATCGAAGCACATTGGGGGCTCAGAGGCGAACCGTATTGCATCATGGCTTGTGGTCATGCCCTTATCGAGTCTGGCGCAGACTTCGAACTGTTCCCGAAAGGTTGGCCTTTGGTCGCAAACGCAGTCAAATGGGCGATCAAGCATGACTGTTGGCACCAAACACCGGCCCGAGGTCGGATCGGTTGCTACGTCAAATCGAGCGGCAAGGGCCATGCAATGGCTTGCACCTCGGCTTTGCTCAGGACTGGGTTCTTTAACACCATCCAAGCGAATACCGGCGCGGTAGGCGACTCACGAGAAGGTGACGGAATCTACGAGAAGCCCGTCAAACTTGCATCGTTCGAGCAATATCCTATCCACGGGTTTATTAGCGTTGAGAAGCTGTTCCGCTAACTCTGAAGGTCAAAAGTCCCAACGTCTGGAAACTGCCAACTCTGATATACTTTTTACGTGTTACCGCCTTTGATGTCCATCAATCCACTGACAAGAAACCATGACAGTCAAAGCGTTCAATCGGTGGTTCAATGGTGGTATGCCTCTTTCTCTTTCCACGCAATTAAACGGGGCCAAGCGCAGGCCACTGGCAATACTTCCGCCTTGGGAAGTGGTCAAAAACGAGGTTGAAATGAGTGAGGGCGATTGGAACGAATATCGTAGAGCCATCCTGGAAGGGATGGAAAACCAAGACGTTAAGATTGGCGAGCTGAAGCAGATGGTAGCCAAACTCCTTGACGCTCGGGAACAAGATTTGAAGCGCGTGTCTGACCTTGAGATTTGGCGGGCCGGGATCAATGTCAGGCTAGGCTTTACCGCATCGTTATCGAGTGTTATTGGCGCGTTCTTAGGTGCGGTCGGAACCGTTTTGATGAGCAAAAAATGAAGAACCTCGTAGCTTTTGGAACAGGCTTTTGCGCGTCAGGCGGCGCATCGCTTGTGCTGATTTCGACAATCGAGCACCCGAGCCTTGTCCAATGGCTGATTGTCGCTCTAGCGGCTTTTGGCGGAGGGTTTGCGAACCTGGGCGGAAAGGCAGCGAACAAACGCATTGACGACAAGCAAAGAAACTGACATGAAACAACTTCTCATCATCGCACTCGCTGCAATCGTGTTGCCTGCGCAGGCTACCGACTGGTCGACTCAGCTCTACTACGGCGTGAATTCGAAACAGACCGCGCTGGTGGCTTCGACCAAACTCGCCACTTTCACAAACGTCCTTGGTAAGGGTTGGACTCTCGACCTCGACGCCTTTGCTGGTTCGTTCCAATCTGGCAACCCGGTGGCTGGCGTCATTCTTGGCAAACGTGTCCCACTTGCTGACCAGGCTCAGGGTTATTTCGGACTTGCGTTTTCAGCCGTTCAAGGTCGGCCCGTCGACTTTGGCCCTGCGATTGGAATCTCGGTCAAGTTCTAAGGAGAGCCTATGGCGATAACGCCACAACAAGAACGGTTTTGCCGCGAGTTCATCATTGACCTCAACGTCACGAAAGCGGCGGTCAGGGCTGGATACTCGCACAAATACGCCAATAACAGGCCGCAAAACTTCACAAAACACGCGGGGATTCAAGCCAGGATCGCGGAACTTCAGAAATCAACAATCGACCGGCTAGAGATCACGGCTGAAAAAGTCTTGCGCGAATTTGCAAAGATTGCGTTTGCTGACCCTCGATCCGTCATGGAATGGGACGCAAACGGCGTGACAGTCAGGGCAAGTTCCGAATTGACAGACGACGAAGCTGCCACTGTTGCTGAAGTCTCTCAAACAGTCACTAAAGACGGCGGGTCGATGAAACTAAAGATGCACGACAAGGTAGCCGCACTCAACGCGCTCGGTCGTCACCTTGCCTTGTTCACTGACAAGCACGACGTTTCAGGCGAAGTCTTGGTCAGGTTTGAAGACTCTGAACCAAAGGGATAGATTTGGCCGTTGAAATCTTGCTACCTGGCCATCATACGGCGCAAGCGCGAGTAGCCAGTGAGCGAAGACGGTTCAACGTCCTTGCTTGTGGCCGCCGATGGGGAAAGACCAAGTTCCTCACCCGTGCAATGGCAATCACGTTGCTCAAGGGCCAAAAATATGGCTATTTCGCTGCGACGTACAAGCTTCAGATCGAAGTCTGGAACGAACTCAAATCCAGGCTCCACACGATAGCCGATTTCAAGAAAGTTGAAAACCGTGTCGAATTTGGCACTGGTGGCCTGATCGAGTTTTGGACGCTGACTGATCCCGACGCTGGGCGGTCACGAAAGTATCACCGAGTCGGAATCGACGAAGGTGGTCTGGTCAAAGACCTTGAAAGCAAATGGCACGAAGCCATAAGACCAACCCTAGCGGATTATCGCGGCGAAGCAGATTTCGCAGGCACTCCAAAAGGCCGGAACTTCTTTCACACCGGGTTTGCTCTCGGTCAAGACCCCCTCAATGAAGAGTGGATGAGTTGGCAAATGCCAACCTCTACAAACCCTTGGATCGACCCAAG